CCCGGTGAAAGAAACACCAACCGGCTGATAGGCTACATTGCCCAAGTTTTGAGCAATTTGATTTAAATATTCTCCGCCCTGCATCAAGGCTTGGGGTACAGCTAAATTTGCAATACCCCGAAAGCCAGCCTGCTGAAGAGGGGCAAAGCCCGCCGTCTGCGGCCCTTGGTAGACCTGATAACCCATGCCCGACAAAGCTTGGGATTTGCCAAGATAGTCGGTAATATAGTCTTGAGCCCAAGGCGCAAGACCCGAGACGTTGGTCGAACCCGGCGGAAGGGCTGTAGTTGAAGTTGCCATATTTATTCCTTAACCCGGAAGATATTTGCTTGCTTTGGTGTCTTGTCCACGCTTTGCCTTCTTCCGCGCACTGTGAACACGATTCATCATTTCGTATAAACGCTCTGCTCCAGCTTCGGTAGAGCCGTTGCCCAGTTCCGATACGGTGCGGGCATCCACTACAAACTCGCCACGGGCCAGTCGAGCGGGCTGCGTACCACCGATAGTCGCCGGGATGGAATCCGATACTCCATCACCTGCCCCATGCAGCAGTCCTCTGGTGCCACCCCGCGCCATCAATGATGTGATGCCTCCATCTGCCATAGGCTTGTATTGAACATCAGATACATACCTAACACCGCCCTGACCGGGGCGATAGCCCGGTGCCTGTTGAACCTGCTGATAGGGCAACTGCGCTTGAGAGGCCGACAGTTTGGGAATCACCGCTTGGCTGGTGCCCTGCCCTTGGTTCCTGTTCATGGCAAGCATCATCAACAGCAGGGGGAGCAGCCATGACATGTTGGATTGGGAGCCGGTTTGTGTGCCGCCGCCACCAGTCGCTCTGGTAATGGCATCACGAACTGTGTTGGTGTTCGTTACGTATCTGCCATCAGCACCGACAACTTTGCCATCAGGCATTACGGTAACTTTTTTGCCGTCTGAAGTAGTAACTTCTTTACCGCCACCGGGGGCAATTTTGTTACCCCCAGTCAGGGTGTTGTAGCCGGATGCGTAACTATTCAATACCCCGGCTTTGACCATCTTGTCCACTTCTTCTTTGGACAATTCATATGGTTCGCCAGTTTGCGAACTAAACCCGAGCGCCGTGCCGTCATCATTAACAATGACTGTATCGCCCCCAGCGTTCTGCACGTTGCCGGTAGCGGTAATGCCTTGACGCATTTCTTCTTGCGAAGGGCCGCCATACATGCTACCCGGCCCATACCTTTCGGCAAGCGATGCTTCTTCGCTCCCTTGCGCGTATCTCTGATCTAAAAACTCATCCCCCAAATTAGAAATCAATTCAGTATTGTCGGCTCCTCCACCGCCAGTGCCGCCAAATGTCAGGCTTCTGGTTCTAGCCACAGTATTATTGGCTCCTCCGCCGCCAGTGTTGCCACCAACCAATGCATTAATAGCATCCTGAATTCCTTCGGTGGTGTAATCATCCATTGCATCGCCAAAAATATTGCTTGTGTCAATTTCTCCGGAGTCAAACAGATTGCTAAGATCAATACCGCCAAAATCAATTGGCTGGTCGTATCCGCCGCCAATTAACTTTAGAATATCGTCGGTTGTGCCGTCATCCATTGGGAGGTAACCACCATTATCAAAGCGGCGGACGGGCTTCTGCATCATTTGCAATAGGGCAATAAGTCTGGGGTCCATCATGTACCTTTCTTGGCGCTCATCTGGCTCATCATTTGCATCACGGTCTGTGGTGTTATTGTCCCACTCTTCGCTAAAGAAACAAGTATCGGCGCTAGTTCGGAGGGAATGCCCGCTTTACCCAAGGCTGTACCCGCAATGCCGCCCATTAATGAGTTTTGGAGAGACTGTCCTAAATCAAAATCTCTCCCGCTTAAAGCGCCCGTCACGGCAGATGTACCTGCGCTTGTAAGGAATTTTGCAATAGCCGGGTTGCTTTTAACAAAATCTGTTGGCAATACAGACCCTATCCCAGAACTAATAAATGGAGTCGCTCCCCCAAGAAGGGCGGCTTTCAATGGATCTCCACCCATAAGGCCAGCCATCGCTCCGCTTGTTAGCGCGTTGGTCAAAGCCACATTCCCTAAAGAGCCCGCCGCACCGGCTGCTGGTACAGCACTGGCTATAGCAGACTGTAGGCCGGGCGCTATCACGGGCATCATGAAACTTGCAGCCATCAGAAGGGGGGCGGCTAACCCTGCATCGCTGGTATCAAACCCCTTGGCCTTTACACCAACCTTTCCGTCCTTTTCGGTCAGAAAATAGGCGGTGCCGCCCTTTCCGGTGTAGGTCTGTCCAAATTGTTCTTGAATGGCTTGCCCGGTTTCTTTGTTGTAAAACTCCCGCCCCTGTGTATATCCATCAATGTTCCCCTGCTCATTGTAATAAGGGATTTCAGATTGCCTTACCCCGATTTGGTTTAAATCAGTAACTCCCGCCTGCTGCAAGTAGCGGGCCATATCAAACATAACCTGTTGTATGGCGTTGGGGTCGTTGCCAAGTATTTCTTTGGCTTGGTTGTAATCAAACCCAATACTTTCGCCTTTTGTTGTAAAGGCTGTGCCGCTTGAATTTCTATCAAAAGCATTTGCTATTTGTTTTGACAGGTTTAATGTGGTTCCAGCATCAAATTTGTTGCCTTGATAATCAGTAACAAATTTACCCGGTGCAATTGGGGCTACAACCGGAGCCGTTTGCACGGCTTGGGATATTGGAGATGCTGTTTGTTGATTTAAACTAATAATCCCGGCGGGGGCGGCGCTTGCTTCAGGGTTTGCGTTTACATAGGGAGTTGCTAGCCGCTCTTGTTCTAGGGCCGCAGCAATTTCATGCGCCCTTGGCCTATATCCAACAATATCTATTGGGTCGCCGCCAAACGTATATTCCATGATCAGTCCGTCAGATCAATGAAGTCAATCACCCCAAACGCATCTCCTGTTGGGCTTGCCGTAAGGGTTCTGATTGCCAATGTATATACGTCACTGGTGCCGGATAGGTCTACCCCAAGTTGGAGATCAAAGTTGTACCCAGCGGGGGTAATTGAAACGGCTCTCCCCTGAGAGGATGATGCGGTGTAGTTTTGAAGAACCATCGTGCCTCCAGACATGGCAGATGCAGTTACATCATAATCTACATGGGTAAACGTGGTGGTGTCATAAGACGCGCCCGTCAGGGTTGGGTTCTTAAACAGGGCAATTTCATAGTTTTGGGTGGTTGTTGGAAACACCTGAATTGCTGCCGGTAGAACAACCGCCCCCAAAGAATCAGATGCCAAGCGAATCGACACCAGCGGCAGGAAGGTGCTGCTGATTGTTGCTAGTGCTGTGGTTCTACGAGCAAACTGGTTTGCCACCGCCTGCTGATATCCGCCTTCAGAAATTACCGTGCAACAAATTTGTTTCAAAGTAGCGGCGGAAGAAATTGCCCCTGTTGCTTTGATTTCATACCGCATCGGCAAAATGGCGGTGGTCATGTAGACTTTGTTTAAATCATTAGCATTGTTGAACGTATGGCAGACGATGTACTGCCCGTCAATAATAAATCCACACCGAACAGAGCCTACCCCCAGCCACTCAAAGTCCATCCAAAGAATCTGCGCCTTGCTGGTGTCTAGCGTAATTCCGGAATCCCCGGTGCCATCCAATTTGTCGCCGTTCCAGTCGGCCTGATTTACTGTCCGCGCATCGCTGGGTGTGCCGCTGGTATTGGTTCGCAAAACAAACGAATTGGTTGTTCCGTCTTTCTGAAAGAACACGCCATTGTCGGTGTTGAAGTATCCAACCCTCTGGCGCAACCCATCTAAGCCATTGTTCATTACAAATGTGGCAAGTACCAACAATCCTTTTCCGGGCTGGTATGGCATAACCCGATAGCTCTGCCTGATCGTTTCAGAGCCAGAGGATGTGGTGACGTTTAAATTGACTGTTGACTCGTTAAGGGTATAGGTAACTGTTCCGCCCGTCGCGGTTGACTCTGCAAACTGGTTGTCTTTCTGATAGCGGTTTTGGCTATCAAACAAAGTAAATGGATTACTTACCCGCAGTCGGCCAAACGCATCTGCACCGGTTCCGCCCGGAGCTATGGGTACAGGTGTGTTATTTGCCATAAACTTCGCCAGAAAGTTGTCTAAACGGTTGAAGTACAGCCGCAGGACGTTATTTAGTTGCTCGTGATATCGAGGGTCATACTGTTGCGGGGCCAGCGGCAGGTTCGGCGCGGCGGGGCGATCAAGATTAAACTCTGTGGTGACAATTTGAGTAGTCATATGGGGGGTCATCTCCTCCCATCGGGACGAATATCAATGCGGGGTGCGCCCAGTTGCCATGTCGTACCAAGATTGGTTGACTCAATTTTAAAAATTAACTGCCTTCCCCGCACTCTTGTGTAAACTTGTCCAGTAAATTCCTCTGTAATGACGTAGTTGGAGCCCTTGGTTACCCCTGCGGAGGCGGAAGAACCGGTCCCCGATCCTGAGTTTTGCAGTGGGTACAGAGTCATCGTGACGGCGGGTGTTGGAATACCCGACCCAGCTTGTCCCGCCACTGGGTTTGACCCAGTAAAAGTCAAATCTGGAAGCACCCTCCAAATATATCCAAAGTTGTGTCCATCTCCAATATCAAACTCGGATGAGGAGACATATGCATTAATCGCCGACACATTCCCCAAGTCGTAAGAATCTACCCCGTCTTCATGCTGCACAAGTTCTTGACTGTATGTGGCCGCAATTGGGTGAGGCAACAAACCGGAATCAAGCCATGCGGTTCTACCCATTGTGCCGTAATACCAAACATTTTCTAAATAATTGTAAATTACATATCTGTCAATTACGTTGCTTTCATTGGAACAATAAAACCACCAAACTTCATTAAATCCCTCGTTTGTTCCGGCATAAACTTGTTGTGTTTGTAGATTGTTAAAATCCGAAAATATATATCTTCGTAAATCACAGTTAAGAGTTTGCACCCGACCATCGTAGACGTAAAACTTATCCACGCCCATCCA